AACGAACTACGTCAGCAGATAAAACAAATTCACCTTCACTGAGCATGGCAGGAACATCGTCACGTACTTCTTTTTTAGTACTACCATTAGGAACATCATTTCCCGATTCTTCGTCTACCATGCCACCCTCATCTTTGAGGCCACCATCTTCAAAAAGTTCCATTTGTTCTTGCATTGGAGTTCCACCTTTGTTGAATTTTAATTCGTCACTTCGTTTTTTTGCCGCAGCTTCTGCTTCTTTTAAATTTTTGTGGGTACTTGTTGGTTCAATTATTTCAGCGTCTAACATCATTTTTAGTGTGTCATCATCATACCTATAACCATCATGTATTGTAGGAATATTAATCCACTTACCTTTGTATTTAAAAGTTGTAGATTTTTCAGATACCATTTCACCTTCAGGTGTTTTATAAACATCTCTACCTGCTTGCGTTTGTTTATCTGTTTTTTTTCCTACGTCAGCCATTTTTTAATACTTCATCCCTTAGTAGTTTAAGTCTACGTAATTGGTATACAGCACCTTGTGCTCTGTGCATTGAAACAATATTATCTGATTGTTCCATTAGTCTGTGTTGTTGATCTATTAAAGTATCTATGTACTTTTCAAAGTTATCCCATTGGAGGTTGTTGCTGACCAACCCCTTGAGCTTGTTGAGGTGCTCCTTGTGCTGCATTTCCACTAAATCCTTGTTCTTGAGGTGTTGGCACTTGACCTGTGCCTATGTTACCACCACCTGCACCTGATGGGTCCATTGGGTTTGCGCCTGCAGGACCACCTTGTTGAGGTTGTTGTGCTTGCTGTTCTTGCTGGAACTGTTTCATTAGTTCAGCTTGAATAGCAGCTTCGTTCATATTGTTGGTAACTTTGTCGGGGTCAAGATCAAGAGACTTTGCAATCTCACGAATGATGTATTGAAACTTAGCAAACGGTGCAAGTGCTGGGTTAGATGATACTTGCAAGAATTGCATAAGCCGTTGGCTACGTACTTCATTAGCCATAAGTGATTCCGTACCACGTGCCTTAACTTCCAGATCACCTTTAATTTCAGGATCAAAGTCAAACTGCATGTTGAATCGGAACAGTCCCTCACCTAATGGGCGAAGTAAGTAATCGTCTACATTTTTAATTACGTTTTTAATTGTGCCACTAGCTGCGCCCATAAGCATACTGATACCAGAAGCGGTACGACCTACACCACTAACACCTGTTTGCCCATGTGCAAAGGATGGAAAGCCAGTAGATTCGTCTGCAAGTACCCGTGCCTTATCAAACAGCTGTAAGTTTTCGCCAGCAACGTTAGGGAACTTGGTGCCAAAAATAGCCTGTCCCGGTGCGCCCCCTTGCCTACGGAACACCTTGCCGGGATACACACTCAAGTCTTGCCCCGGTACAAGGTTAGTTTCATCAACCTCAATCAATAGATTGCCTGACAATACAGCATTATCTACAGCCATACGCATGAAACCGTTCATAAGTGTTTGAGTATCATCCATATTTTCGGCAATGCCAATGCCAAAGAAGCTATAAGGATTTAACTCATAGGGTGCTGCCATGTAAGGAATACGGGCTGGTTTAAATGGATTTAGTACCATACGCAGCAGTTTACCATTACAAATCCAAACGTTTGCCTGTAGTTCGTCAGTATCCTGTAGTTCACGGGGGATGTCTACACCTTGCTGCATAAGCATCTCAACGTCTACCATACCCCAATACTCTAGTACTTCAAAACGTTCTATGCCGTGCTCTGGTGCGTAATCAGATAGATCATCTTCCCAATATTCTTTGTCATAGTTTTCGCCAAGAACAATAGCTTCATCAATAACTTGACTACGGAAGTATGGGCGTTTCTTTAGATTGCGCAACTGTGAACGAGATAGCTTGTGACGTTCAATTACATACTGTGCTTCGTCCATGTTGTTTGCATCTGGGTCAGGATAGAAGTTCCACACCGACACATGAGATACTTGTGGAATAGTTTTAAAGGTAGGTTCATACTCACCTGTTTCATCATTCCAACTAGGATACTCTTTATCTACAGCAAATGGACCTTTCATAACACCTGTGCCAAACAAAGACATTTCAAAGGCAGTGTTACGTAAATGTTTAGACGCAGATGATTCATCAAGTTGATCTTGAATTTTCTTTTGCATCTTCTTTGCTGCAATCATTGAAGGGCTAAATGTAACAGATGTAGGTGTAGCACCTGCACCTTCTTTAACACCATCAATATCTTCTAGCTTTTCACGCAGTTCTGGATTAAGTAGTTCCTGTAATGTTTTTGCGGTAGCTCCTGCAGGAAGCTCTTTGCCATCTCCGTTGAAACCATAAGGAGATATTGGGTCAGCTTTCTTATCTTTTTGCAATTCTTTAGGAATAGCAGGATCAAAGCTTACGTTTTCTACTACACCATCTGGCAGTTCAGTAGGATCAACAGTAAGGGGAAAACTATTCTTTGCAAACAACACATCTACAATCTGACCATACGCAGCCAGTGTTTTTGTTTTAGTTACTTTAATAAATACACGAGACTTCTCAGCTTCTGTAAACTGAACCTCTGGCCCATAGATACCACGATAGTTACGATATGACCTTAGCCAACGTTCTTCATCCTGCCTACGATAGTCTTCTGCACGATGATACCGTTCCATAATAAACGGAATGATTTTAGAAGTATCTGCGTCTTCTTCTACTGAGTTATCTGTATCCTCAAGAATAACAGCGTCATCCTCAATAAATACTTCGTTATCTTCTGCCATTTATTTTTCCTTAATAACCAAATGTTGAATCTGCTACTCGCATACCCATTGATCTCGTAGCATTAGGATCGTAATCAAATATGCTAAATCTTGGTCTCGACATTATACCATAGCGTAATGCATCGTACAAGTGATCTTCTGAGTGTGTGTCAATGTCTTCTGGATTCTTTTTATCCAATGGTATTGCAGGTAATTGTGCCACTATATTTGTACATGTATTAAAGAACACTAGTCGGGACTTTTCTGTAAACTCATCTACCTGTAGTCTTCTGTGTACTTCGTTCTTACCTGCTACACGAGAGCCTTTAGAACGATCTGACGGTCTCCAACGACATCCTCTGTTGAGCATCTGTTCAGCAAGGCTAGGTCCAGTGTCACCACGTTTGTGCCAAAGAGAAGAGTCAAGCACTCCGTACTTAATGTTACCATCCTCTGCCTCTAAGTCTAGGACCATATCGGCAAGGTCTGTTGCTAAAACTTTACTGACGTACAATTCTCTGTACACAATAAGTTGTTCGTCAGGTGCAACAGCAAACCACACAACAGCACTATAAGAACCATAACCATAATCACACGCCCTAAACTTTACCCAATTGTTCGGTATCTTAAAGGGATCGACTACATGAACCTTACGATCAAACTCTGTAAATGCAGCACCTTCTTTAATATCCCAATCACCGTCTAGTAACTGCCTACGTTGCTGTTCAGGTAAGGAAAGCAGCATGGCTTCGTAGTCACCTTGCTCTGACAAATAAGGATTGTCAGAAAGTCTTGCAGGTATAAACCTACGTTTGAATAAATGCTTTCCTGCTTTGTCATGCCCTGCAGGATATTTAAGTATCTCACCTGTTTCAATGTCTGTTGCACTGAAAGTTTTTCCTGCGGGTGCCGGGTCAATAAACATTTTTTTAACCCAGTGATGCCCCCTGCCGCCGGGGTTAGTAGTTGCCCTCATAAAGATAGGCAAGTCAGGTGCTGTCGATCTCAAGCGACTGCGCATATAATTCCAAGCGAAGGGACTACCCCATTGAGTTAGCTCGTCAAAGCCTATCCAACTAAATGCTAAACCCTGATAACGTAACACGTCATCTTCTTTGTCTAGGTAGGACATCCACAGTCGTGCACCAGAGGGTGCAGTCCATTGCATCTTACGTTCTGACCACTTAATTCCCGGCCAGATTTTGGGATACATTTCCTGCGACTTGAATATAAGTTCACGAAGTTCTTCCGTAGTATGCCGTAGGAGCAATCCTGAGAAGCTTGGGTGGCCCATATAGCGTAATGGGTCTGCCAGCATGGCGTAGCTCTTACCCCCACCTGCACTGCCGCCATACAGCACCTCACGCTCACCCGCTGCAAGGAACTCTGTTTGTGGTCCTTCATTGGGTTTAAAGATTACGTTGTGCTGTTCCTCAATAGGAATCTCTTCAACTATCTTTGCGGGTTCAGGCTTTCGCTTCGTCGTAGTCTTCCTCGTAGTCTTCTTGGGCTTTTGCTCCGAGTCTGCTACGTTCAATTTCTTCCGCTTTGGCGATTGCCTTTTTCGCATAGTCTGCCCATCGGCGTAGGCTTCTAGCTTTGTTTTTTCGTTGTCGTTCATTTTCCAACCGTTTGCGTAAACCTACATGGGATATATCTCTGCCCGTATTTCGTGTCAGCCAATTAGCTACTTCACGATATGAATATTGTTTAAGGTACTCTTTTGCTTTATCAAGCATGTCGAGTTGTTTATCAATAGGTAATAATACGTCAGGATCGTCGGGGTCTAACTCATAGCCAAAGGGAATGGTCCTAGATATACGAGGAATAGGAACCCATTCGTTGTCTTCTTTTATGTCAGTCGGTTGGGGTAACTTCCATTGCTTTAATGGTTTAGTCATCTTCATCCATTTGTTTTGGTGGCATAAGCATTACTCCACCCTTTGCTTCTACTTGCATCTTCTCTGTTTTAACTAGACCAGTACGATCTAGTAACTCTTTAGCTGCTTGCATCTTATCACGAATACCTAACTCTGTAGGATCATATAAAGCACCTACCATAGCCATTGCAGCCTTTGGTGCATTACGTGCCATGTAGGTAGATGTAGCATCTAATATTTCTTCTTTCAAAGAGCCTAGAATTTCAGTAGACGAAGTAGCATCCGAATATCCTGCAAGTTTTTTTGCAGTTATAATGTCACCACCTGCCTCGTCAAATAAGACTGCAAGTAGTTTCTGTTGTTTTTCTGTTAATGCTCGTGCCATTCTAACTCTTTCTTTTAATTAATGCAAGTATAAAGTTTGCTATTAATTTACTTATTTATATCTATCATACTTGGGATTGTCTTTACGCCCAAATAATGTTAACACAAAATTTGTAAACCCCCTAACCATTTCGGTAGGTGTGGGTAGCAGCCAGCCAAGGATAAGGAGTATAATAACCCAAGGGGGGATATTAGTGTTAAATATTTCTAAAGTTTCCACCGATCCTGCCTCAACTTCTTTTACTATCTCTGTTTGTACTACATCTCTGCCAGCAGTCACTTCTTCTGTTTGTTCTACAGACACTACTGCTTGACGATTCTCTGCCCCTATCTGGGCATTACTATTAACTGTGGGGCCACCCCCTCCCGAAAAAGGGTTAAGTGAACTTAGGCTTAAGCCACAGCCAGATAATAGCAAGATTAAAATTAACCATCTCATTTACTTTTCCATATTTCTAGGATCACGGTTGAGATAACGTAGTTCAGTCTCCATAACAGCTATGCGTTGTTTAAGTTTGTTGATCTCACCAATAGCTAGTGTCATAGAGGCAAGTTCATCCCATAGTTCTTCTATGTCACTCCATACGTACTGTATCTCTACGCCGTTACCTACAACGTCACGCTTGAGGTTAATATTATCTTCAATAGCCATACGTGAGCCAAGCTGACTAACAGTCTCTTCTAGGTTAGTGATAGTAGATGCCTGTTGAGATACCCACCATACACCACCCGCAAGCTGTACAGCCATAGCTGCAACAAGTGCAACAGGAAGTTTTAAGTTTTCCATAACTACATCTTTTCAAAATGTGGGGCATCAATAAAGGGTCTACGCCCTTGGGATCGACGCAAATCAATATACGCATTCATTGCGTCTTCCGCTGTATCATCGTAGTAACGAATGTCACCCTCTGACCAAGCTGCCCCCCATTTGATAGGAACTTCTAGTTCTTCTGCTGCAGCTGCCATAGCATCACATATATTATCATACACGTTTAGTTCCCATGAAACGTTGGAACCAAAATAGGCCACAAGGTCTACTGCATACGAATAGCCATCATCTTGAATAAGATGTTTAGAGTTCATAGTTTGTGATCGACCAGAGTTGTATAGTTCTTTCTGTTCATCTAGTGTGCGTACACCATACGTCACGCCAAAGTCTACGTCAGTTAATTCAATAGCACGTTTAACTACTGCTACTAAATCAGGGGATACCCCTTCTAACTTACCTAGTGATCGACTACTTAAACTAAAACCCATTATCTCATATCCTTTTTCATAGCTACTTTATTGCCCATTGGCTTACCAGCCATGTAAGCTGTAGCTCCCATGTAAGCAGCAACCACACCAGTCTGTGCAATATAAAACAGCCCTAGCAAATCTGCTAGAGCGTGTACCCGTGAGTCTGACATAAAGGGAGTAAACAAAAATATAGTAAAGACAATCATCATACCCATAGCTACCCAAGCCATAAACTTTTGCGACTCTGCTTTTTCTTCCCGTAGCTCTACTTCAAGCATACGTTCCTTCATAGCTATTTCATCTAGTGTAATCTTACCATCACCATCGACATCAAAGTCTACTACCATTTATCATGTTCTCCTGTAACGTTTGGAAGTTTTAGCCGCCCCCGAAGGTTGCTTAGAAAACTGCTTACCCGCTGCCGTATCTTTTCTTTTCTTTGCACTACTAGCTGCATACTGCGAACTAGACATTCCTTTAATTGCCGCTTCAGGTAGATAACGTTCTCCCGTAGCCTTTGTACCTTGTGTAGAAGGTTTACCACTCTTTGTTCCCCACTTCTGGCGAGTCCACTTATCTAAACTTTGTTGAGATTTACTTTTAGCCATTTGACATCCACCATGCAAAGAACACCACAGCACCGATACCTGTTATCACAAGTATTCCAGTTACAGACCAAGTAACAATTGCTTCTTGTAACTCAGCTTTACGATATTCGTGTTCTCTTTTTTGTTTTCGTATCTTAGCTTCAATACGTACAAGTTCATCCCAAACAGACGGACCCATTGTCCAACTAATATGATCTTTTAATTCTTGCCGCATTTGCTCTGCTTTTTTCTTAGCTGCAAATACTTCTATTGCTTCAGCTTCTACAGAACCACTTAGGGATTTCCACCAAGGTGGATTCTTTACTTGCTTCTCTGCCTGACCTAAATCAGACATATGTCCTGCCCACTTAGATAGTTGGCCTGACATGGATTGCAAATCTTTCCCTAATGCGAATCCTTTTTTTAGTGCATTGAAGGCAACAGTAGCCCCACTTATTATAGTAATTGGGTCCACGTTGTTGCCCTCTTAGCTCTTGTATCCACCGCCTTTGGCTTTATACTGTTTAGCAAGCATCTGAGCTTTACGTGCCGACCATTGACCTGCACCGCCACCCTTACTGCCAGCCTTAATGCGACCGAATAGATTTTTACGCATGGTTGGTTTTGTGTAGTTTCCAGCCGAGTTTACTGTTGAAGTACTCCCACCACGAGCCATTTTCTTTTTTGATGCTGGTGCTTTTCTTGTTGTCTTTGCCTTCATCATTAACTACTCTCTTTATATCTCCACGATAAATACCAATGTCTCTTAGTTCTCTATCGGTCATGCGGTATAGGTGCATCTGCGCAATACGGCGATTAGCCTCTGCCTGACGACCTTCAATTAATGCAATAAATGCTTTCTTAAACCAATCTTTCATAACTGTCTCCTTTGTTACTGTAGTATTTTTACTACACAAGACAGTTATAACACATATAGTTATACCACACTATTGCTAATATTGCAACCCCGTTATGCGGGTTGATAGTACTCTTCTCCTGATATAATGATATGGGCATCTGCACCAGACTCTTCAAAGCCTACAATCTTATCTCCTGCAGATAGAGCCAAGTAACCCCCACCCTGAATAACTTCTTCAAGAGAATTACCTGCAAGGCTATGCTCATCTACAATAAAATGATAGGTAGTTGTAGAAGCTTCGTACCACTGAAGGCTATACTTTTTTGTGGAGTTAGCACCAATGGATACATGTAAGAATTTAATTAACGAAATAAAGTTATTGGGACAAGTGTAAATAGTGTTCCCACTTGCCCCACCTGCTGTAGCAGTTAGGTCTTTAGCCGCACTAAAAAACTTTGCTGAAGCAAGTATTGTCATTTTTTAATAA